TTGCAGGCTCTGACGTGCCAATGGATCGGTCACGGTTTCCAGTGCAGAACGCAGCTGTTCAATCTTCTGAAGTGTCGCACCGGCCTGCGGCGATAACGCACCAATTTCACGCAGAACAGGACCGCTCCCACCGCGCTTTTCCAGTGTTTCCACCGCAACCGCCAGCTGCGCAATGTCTTTGATGATCTTCTCCAGCGACTTGCGCAGATCGGCAGTTTCGGCTTTCGCCAGCCCTTTGATTTTCGCGCTCAAGGTCATCTCGCCACCAACCTGCTCAATCAAGCCCAGCTCGCGCAGCAAGGCCAACACGATTTCACGCACATCGTCAGCAGTCAATCCTTTCGGATGCTCTTCAGCCGCTTTTTCTTCCGATTCCTCTGAACCGCTTTCTGTGGATTGTTCTTCTTCCGATGATTCGCTTTCACCACTGGCTTCACCGCTTTCTTCCAAAACAGCAGCCAGTTCTTCAACCAGATTGGCTAATTCCTCCTCGGTCAAATCTTCCAGCTGCTTTTTCAAAACAGATTGGATTTTGTTTTTCATCGTCGCTCCTTTAGTACTCAGTATCACTTGCGAACCATCCGCCTTGACCATTTCAATCACTGCACCCGGAATACAGGGCAGATCAACCAGGCTGATTTCGCTTGGAATGGCCTCATAGCGGATAAATCCTTTGTTCATGGGATCCGGCCAACGTTTGCCGTATGCTCCACCAACCGAAAAACCGGTAAATACACCTTCAATCACCTTTTGCCAGGCATCACTGTCAACTACCTTTGTGCCAACCCGGATGGCTTTAGCCTTATCATCGAACAGCAGCTTGATTACCTTCCCAACCGCCTTGCTAGTATGGCTGTCACGCACATTGCCCAGACTCTTGCCCTGGCTGGCTTTTTGAACACGTTTCGACCATGCCCAGAAATGCGGTTTGGACTTTTCATAATCCATGATTTCGCCGCTCTGATCCGGCTGTTCTACAGCCGCAATTCCCCAAACTTCACGACGCACTTCGTCAACCTTTTGAAGCGGTAGAAAGTACGAAAATGACTTTTCCGCAGTCGCTTCTTCAAAAGCAATCGGATGATAATCGTGCTTTTCCAGCCATTTGCGCGCTTCATCCGGGCTGAATCGATCCGCATCGAAACGGATTGCCTGCAAGATCATGCTGTCTTCACCTTTGAGTTTTCCAAAAACGGCATGAATGCCATCGCCGAATTTGTCATTTTCACGCCGGAATGAATCCGCATCGAATTTATCCGGGTCAACCAACCGCGCAACATGTTCATTGGGATAAGGCATGTCTCACTCCATAAAACAAAATGCGCCCTGCAATGAGGCTTCTGCTGAAGCCAGTCACTACAGGACGCAAATCAGTCCTCTCAATCTCGCCGAACCCGTTTTTCAGGACGCCCCGTCCTCTCCGTTCCGCAGTTCAGCAAAGCCCTTCCGGGCTGAATTGTTACCTTAATTTTAGAACAAATTCTCCATCATGTCAAGTCCTTTTGAACAAGTTTTCTGCAATTTTTTCAACCGCCTGCTCAAAGAGTTTGCCAATACGTTCAGCAGTTTGCGAAATTGCCGGCTCAAAATACGGACGCGGTTTTGTGCCGTACTTGCGAATGTGCGCCCAGATTGCCCGTGCCATCTGGCGGTTCTCGTCTATCTGTTTGGCTTTACTCCCCAACCGTTTTCCGGTCTTTACTGAGTATATGCCTGCCAGTTGTTTGATGCGCACCCACTCATACAGCGGCTGACCTGGTTCGGTAATCGAAAGTGGCGGCGTGTGCGGCTTGCTTCCGTACTCCACCGCCCTGGCATACGGCAAACCACGCCCAGCGCCCACTTCCACGAAAATTGAATTCTCCGTAACCTGCACTTCGCTGGATGAAACGCTGGCACGCAGATCGCCGGTGGCTATGCTGTCATTGTCAGTCAGGTTTTGCTTGATTTGCTCTTCCAGCAGTTTACCGGCTTGGGACATTGCATCCCAAATCGGTGCATAAACACGGTCATTCAAATCGGTAAATTTACCGATTTCATCCACGATTTTTTCTAAACCCGTAATAGTTATCCTGTCCATGTTTACTTTAGCCCCAAAATTCGTTGTTGAAAATCTCCTTTGGGCGTGCTATACTTGTTTAAACCCTGGTGGTGCAATTTACGCGAAAAGCATTCCGAAAGGAGATGTAGACCTAGCGTAAGTCTACCCAGGGTCTTTTTATTTTTGGGTAGTAATATAAGAAGTCAAGACGAACGGCTTACCATTGTCAACTTTTACCACTATTTTCAAATACAATGGTCGTCCTTTAGACGATGTTTGATGCAAATTTACATACAATTGTTGAATACCGGCACCAGCCAATTTCACAAAATCGGGAGCAGATAATCCTTTCACTATAAGAGCATCCATGCCTTTTGTTTCCGGGTGTCTGGCCATCCAATGACGTTTTCGCTCACCGGTAATCCGTATTCCATTGATCTCAGTATAAGTTTGAATATCCGTCAACTCCTCAATGCTGTTTCTGCGGTTATCGCGCAATGGATGATCCGCCGGCAAATACTTCACTTGATCCAGCGTCACCGGCACAACCGCACAGCGACAGTGCGGATGACGCGGCGGCAGCCCATCACCAAACTTCGGATCATTGTAAAAAGGCTCGCCTAGCCGCACCGTCTTGTTGTGCAATTCACGGCATTTTGGACATGCCCCAGTTTGACCGTCCAGCCAGCGCATACCCCGCACTACCCCACTTTCCTGGTAGCCTATCTTTGCCCCCTGTGCATGGGCACGAATGACTTCCGTCCGTGCAATACGGGTAGCGCGCCACTCTGGAAAAATCGTTTGCTCCTCATTATCTTTTAGCCCTGCAATTTCATCCCGAATCTGGTAAACCGTTTTGCCCTCCGCAAGCCCGGTGGTGACCACTTGTGAAATCCCCGCCTGAATGTCGGGCAGAATGCCTGCAACCAGTTTTCCCGCCTGCTCACGCGCCCAGTTGATTGCAGCCGGCTGAATGTAATCCCAGGAAAGATTGATATTCAACTGACGTTCAGCAGTTTTTGCACCGGCTTTCATCGCGTTGAGCATTCCCCCGGTCAATATATCCAGCAGTTTTCGACTCCATATCTGCCACACTGTTTGATCGTTCAGCCGTGCCAGAATGAAACCAGGAAGTGGCTCATCTTTCAGCATTTTTGCATTACCAACCAAATCCTTGAGAAACTCAGCAAACCATTTCAATAGTTCATCCCGCAGCTCCTCTTCTGCTCGTTCCAGCTCACTCTTAACCCGGTTTGCCGCATATTCCGGGTGATACGGCTCAACCTGCTTTTCAAGGATAGCGAAAGGGTTCGATTTCCCCGACCTCCAAAGCGGGGAGAACATTGAAATGCTCAGTATGGGAGAGCAAATTGCGAGCCTTTTCAAAAATCGCATCAATAGCTTCCAAACTATTTGCTTGTTGTAGTCCAGCAGCAATTTGACCGTAAATCTTTTCCGGTATTACATCTGAACGAAAGACCGAGAAACGTTCCCCTTTCTTAAACTCCCGCCGGGCTTTCTCGCGCCAATCGTCCAGGTCGGCTTTAGCAGCCCGCTGCAGAAACGGCAAAAAAGACGCAATATCCTGCCCTTGCCGGACTGATTCACGATACTCCGGCGGCACTCCCAGCCGTTCCTGCACATATGCCGGAGAATAGACCCCCATCGAGAGATACACCTGATCAATCTGCGCCCGGCGAAGTTCATCTTCCGGAGGTTCCAGCCCAAGCCACTTAAACTCCAATGCTGGCTGGCGCATGTAATCATGAATAATCCGGTCAAAGAGAGACTTAAGATAACCTGTAATAGGCCCAATCATTGAGCGATACTGAGCGTTCTCCATACCTGCTACGTACCCTGCACCGCCAAGACCAGCAGAAGGTACCAAACCAAACTCCGCCGGATTGTTGCCAAACGCCCAGCAAATTACCTGCATCAGCCATTTATCCACCTCGATTTTATCGGCATCACTCTGCTGAGGCTGGAAAATGGACTGCGCTCCATTGCCCGGCACAAACAGAATCTTACTGGCGCGCTGAATATCACCTTTTGCCAGCGCATCGAAATACTCAGTAAAGGTTTGCAACTGTTCCGGCGTCCATTCTGGCGAAACGCTGATCAGTACACCGGGGATGTTGCCCTCAGTGAACCAACCCAACCGCACCGCATCATGGCGGATCGCCGTGTTGATCGCCATCAACGCCCACTCAATGGGTGACTCTCCATAAGGCGTGTGTGTTTTTGCATTCAGTGGCGCATAAATCAATCTATCTGATGAATAGTGTGTGGTAGGCATTCCGTATAACACCTGCAAATAAGCCGGCACTGGCGGCCGTGGAATGCGCCCGCGCAAATCCAGCAGCGGCCGGATGGTGGCTCCGTCCACCAGGTCTAGCGAGATAAGCCGTTCTCCGTCCATGTCGGGGTATATGGTCACGGCGTCAATCGTCAGCAGCGTTTCCAGCAGTTGATTGACCCAGGCATCGAAATCATCCACGCCGTTGGGACGTTCGAAAAATTTTCGTGTTTCGCTGGCATCTATCTGATATTTCACACCGCCAATTTCGACCAGTTTGCCGCGCGGTACAACGTCCCACTCCATACCGCGAATAGTACGCTTGATTAGTTCAATGTTTAACCGTATTTCCTTCGATGTCTGCGCCAGCGCACGCAAAACCGAAAACGGCAGCACACCATAGCCGGCGCGCGGTACAGTCACCAGGTTGTGTCCCGGCTGGTACTCGAACAGGCGCGGCGGTTCGTCATCCCACCAGGTTTCGGGCGGCTGCCCGGGTCCAAAAACGGCACTGGCCGATTGCGCCATTTGCATCAGTGCATTTACCCGCTGTGATAAATCAATTTTCTCGGTCATGCTTTATCTTCTCCAGCTGGGATTTGTAAAACTCCGCCAGACCGGCGCTACTATTCAGGGCGTTGAACGCGCCCACGCTGGCATCCATGATGTCGTCGTGCGGCAAATCCGGCTGACCATGCATGTGGTCTAACCACATCGTATTCCAGGGTGAATCCACTAAAGAGATATTCCCGGCTTCCGCCTGCGCGCTCATGGCTTTAGCGCGACTGATTTTGTCGCTCTGGCTTGGCACGGCCCTGGCGTCAATCCCCGCTAGCAGCCCAGCCATGCGCCCAGCCTCCCGCTTCGCTGCACTGCCCGGTTCCTGCTCCCAGCGGCACAAGAACGCACTGCCCTCCTGCGCCGTTCGTGCCGCCGGAAACGATATTCACGCCGGCAGTGTTGGCCACCCCAAGCGGCTGGTTATTATTGCCCGTGCCGTGCAGGGCGGCATGGTCAACTGCCAGCCGTCAGCGGTTTTCTTCAAGGTGAAGCGGTCAGTACCGCCGCAGAACGGACACGGGCCGGCATACCAGTTTGCGCCAACTTTGCGCAAGTGGGTATTTCCCACAAGGGCTAAAAGGTCGGTCGTTCTCTTGATTGTGTCAATTTCGGTCGTCATTTTTCAATTCCTGTTGCTATTAGAAAAGGCGCAACACAGGCAACACAGGCAACAAAGGCAACAAAATTGCTTGCTTTTCGCCTTGTGTTGCTGTCAGAAAAGAGGCAACAGAAGCAACAAAGGCAACAAAAATCATTACTCTGTTGCGTCTGTTGCGTCTGTTGCTTGTGTTGCCTGTGTTGCTTTAAGTATGTTTTTCCAGTACTTACCATCGTATGTTACAAGCCCCTTATCTTGAAGATTAACCAACTCTCTATGCAAAGTTCCCCGATTGCGGTTTGTGGCATTTACCAAATCCGTAAGAGTGGCATAGCCGCCTAAACGCTCAATGGTTCGTAAGGTCTCTTTTTGTGTATCTGTTAAGTCATCATTCCTTGCGATTTCTACCCAGCAACCGGCGAAGGCGTCAAAACGCAAATCAAGAGTACACTCTTCAACGTCACGGCCTACAACTGCCAACTTTGCGCCTGGCTTTCCGCTCTCTTTGTAGAGGCCGAGAACAGTATCCGCCACTCCGCTTTTTGACACGCTCCCCAAAATATCTTCAATCGGGTTCGGGTCAAAGCCATTTCGCTTTTTGTGATGGTCTAGACAAAGCAGGTTCACGCCGCTCTCTGATGTCGCTTCTTGAAGCGGCGATAGGACGGCTGTCACCATCCCCGCATCGTTCCAATCCTTTATTTTGAACGCCCTGCTGATTGTGTCCACCACAATGAGAGAATACCCCCCAGCGGCTATGAGTGCGGTGAATGCTGTAAGTCCGTTTTGCCCCCCGAAAAGCCTTTGAAAGTCACGCCCAAAGATGACGTCAAGGTTTTCCAGCGCCGCCGCCGTCCAGCCCTGTTTCTGCAAGCGGTCTTTGAAACGTCTAGGACTGTCTTCAAGTGCGCAGAAAAGTACACGCCCCGCCTGCACCTTGCGGCCCAAAAAATAGCCGCCGCTACAAACCGCAAGGGCTAATTCCAGTGCAAACCAGGACTTGCCTTTTTTTGGCGGCCCTGCCAAAATCGTCATTCCAGCAGGTATGAGATTTTCCACAAGCCAGGCAGGTTCTGGAAACACCATCGTCATAAGGTCTTTGCCATTGACGATAACCGGCATCCCCTGCGCCGCCTGGCTGGCTTGATTGAGCAAATCGTCAATGTCCATGTCACACTCCAAACAACATCAACTGCCTTGCGTCCTGCGTTTCAACTTGCCAATAGCAAAGGGCTAGCCCAACCTGGTCGCCGAAGCCGCGATTGAATTTGAAGCCGTGCAAATCAAAATCAATCACCGCCGCCGTGTACACCTTGCGGCCCTCAATGTCGGTAATTTCAACCCGTGTCGCACCATCACGCCTTGCGGCTTCAAGGATTTGCAGGTCAATCGCCCACGCAGGCGGTTTACGCAGCATGTGCATAGACCCCCTAACCCGCTTGCGTAGGATTTTCCCCTCAAGAGTCGCCACAGGCTTGCCAGATGTGCTAAAATAGCAATGGTTGACCGCTCCGGTCGCCGTGCCTTGCCCCGCCGTGCCAGCGGCGGGTTTTTTATTGGTCTGCCCGTTCATCGCTCGCTCCCCTTGCCCAGTGATTCGTAGGCTTGCCGAAGCAAACGCCGGATGACTTCTGTCTTTGTGGTTTCCCACCGCTTCGCCAATGCGTTCAACCGCTCATGGTCTTTCGGACGCAGGCGAAAAGCAACCGGCGGGTCGTATTTGTCTTTTGTTTTGTCTTTCAT